TTGACAAGATACGGCGGGTCTGTGCAAACAAGATTTACTTTTGTGTTTCCAAGAAGTGCTGTATAGGTTTCCGGTAAAGTGGAATCACCGCAGATAACGGTGTGCTTTCCAAGATGCCAGATGTCACCTGTTTTGGATTTGCAGGGCTTTTCCAGTTCTGCATCTACATCAAAATCATCCTGTTTTGCTTCATCACTGTTAATGTCGAAAAGGTCAGCAATTTCAGATTCATCGAAACCAGTCAAACCAAGGTCAAATCCGAGATTCTGCAACTCTTCCATCTCAACAGCAAGCAGTTCATCATCCCAACCAGCATCTAACGCCATCCGGTTGTCAGCGAGAATGTACGCTTTCTTCTGTGCTTCCGTCAGATGGTCGGCATACACACAGGGTACTTCTGTAATGCCTTCTTCCTTTGCCGCCATGATGCGTCCATGTCCAGCCAGCACATTGTATTCCCGGTCGATAATCACCGGATTCACAAATCCAAACTCACGCAGAGAAGAGCGAAGCTTCAGGATCTGTTCCTTGTTGTGCGTTCTGGCGTTGTTGGCATAAGGCACTAACTTGTTGATATCAACAAGCTGAAATTCTTTGGTCGTTGTCATCTGTGATTCCTCCTCTGCTGAATTCTGAGCATACCTCTTCGGGCGGCATCCATATTGCCTTTGACAGCCTGTCCTTTGATTGTGCGATATTGCTGTTTGGTCATGTTATTTCTCTGCTGTTTCAGTTCTCTCCAGAATTGAACATCTGCTTTCATGTATTTCTCACTTTCTGCTGCTCAGAAGCTGTTCCATCAAATCATCCTGCGGTGTGCCATCAAATTTGGTCGTACAGTTCTGTTTCACAATATCGAAAATCTCATACCAGAGCAAATTTGCCTGTTTCTGAAATGTCTGGCTCATCTGCACAAACGGAGAGGCGATAACGCCGCCCGTGGTCGGGTGCTTTCCCAGCAGTCCATAGGTACTGAGGGCTTCTTCACACTGTACAAATCGGGCGAATGCCTGTGAGTAGCTTTCCAGCAGCCGTTTGTTGACGTGCTTTTCACAGCCACGCTGTTTCAGCCAGAGCCATGTTTCTTTGTACACAATGTCTGCTCCCAGCGGTTTTCCGTTCTTCTGCTGGGCAGACAAGTATGCACTGGGGCTTGGCATATCCGCACCGGTCAAATCAGCGGCATCGTCCAGATCAGCTGCGTCCAATTCCGGAGCATGAAACTCCATAATATCTGCATCCTTGCCCTCTGCAATCTTGTCGGAGAGGGCTTTCGGCTTATCGCCTGCACGAACTCGTCTGCCGCCCCTTCTTGTGCCGTCCTTTGCCATCTGATTTCACCTGCCTTTTGAGAGAAAAATAGCCGAAACTGCGTAAGTTTCGGCTTGTTTGCATATTTTCGGGGTTAATCCCCCGTTTGAACCTTGGTTTTTGTGCATGAGAGGGAACGCCGGTCTGTAAAAAATTCACAATTAGCGATTTTTATCCCCCCACCGGCAGCATTTCAGACACAATCAATATCGATAGACGGGATTTCGGTCTTCCGTCCATGTCTTGCGGTCATGGCAGGACTTGCAAAGAGCCTGCCAGTTGCTTTCGTCCCACATCAGATGCGGATCACCACGGTGGGGAATGATATGGTCGACCACAGTTGCTGCTGTGAACCGTCCCCGTGCCATACACTTCACGCACAGCGGATGCTTCCGCAGGTACGCCTTGCTGAGCCGCTGCCACCTGCTGCCGTAGCCACGCTTGGCGGCAGACGGTCGGTCTGGGTGCAAGGACTGATGCTTTGCACAATACAAACTGTCTGTCAGATTGGGACAGCCAGGGTGCTTGCATGATTTCAGTGCCTTCCTCGGCATAAGGTTCACCTCCGGATACAACGAAAGCCCATGTGGAACACCACAGGGCTTTCGGTCAGTTTTCTATGATATTATTATATCATGTTTATTCAGCAATTTCGTCCATCAAATTACCTCATGCCTTTCCGTACAAAAGCAAAGCAAGATGCTGCACTGCACGATTTTTCTTATTGTAAGCTGTAGAACGTTCGATATGCAGGTGCTCACAGATATTGTAAACAGCATCAATCTGTTTTTCTTCTTCTCCTCCATAGAACTGTTCCAGCACATACCGTTCATCCTCCGACAGGCTGTCCCATGCGGGTTGAAACCATTCCATGTATTCCTTTGCCTGACGATACCGTTCCCGCAGCACATCGATTTCGTCAATGGCAGCGATGATTCTCATTTCGCCGGACTGCGGGTTCGGACTGCCGCCCGGCATATCTGTAAATGCCGGACTGCCAAGGGTGGTGGTGTCTTCATGCACCTGTGCGATTTCTTCGTCTGTGTGTGCAAGGATGTAAGCCATGCTGCTGTAATCCTTCAGTGCGTTCACAGCGGCACTCCGTTTGTCTAAGTACTGCCAAATGATATTCATCTGCTACCTCCAAGTTCTGCCTTGACGGCTTGCATCAAAGCGGTCTGGGTTTGTTCTTTCCGGGTCAGGGCTTTCAGGATACGTTCGTCAATCGTACCCTTGGTGATGAGATGTTGAATGACAACCGTTTCGGACTGTTGCCCCTGCCGCCACAGTCTGGCGTTGGTCTGCTGGTAGAGTTCTAAACTCCATGTTAGCCCGAACCAAATCAGGTGAGAGCCGCCTGCCTGTAAGTTCAAGCCATGACCAGCAGATGCTGGGTGCAGCAGACCAACTTGCAGCCTTCCGGCGTTCCAGTTCCGAATACTGTCAGAGGATTGGATTTCCTGATAGGAAACCTTCAGCTTTCGCAGTCGCTCTTGAATCCGCTCCAAATCATGCTTGAACCAGTACGCCACCAGAACAGGCTTGCCATTGGCTGCCTCTATCAAATCTTCCAGTGCATCCAACTTTCGGCTGTGAATGGGAATCACCGCTCCGGTATCGTCATACACTGCACCATTCGCCAGCTGGGAAAGTTTATTGGATAGACTTGCAGCGTTGGCGGCGGTAATCTCGGTGTCCTGCATCTCCAGAATCAGTTCAGACTTGAACCGCTTGTAGGTTTCTTGCTCCGTGTCGGACAGCTGCACGGGATATTCGTTGGAAAGCAATTCCGGCATGTGCAGGTGGTCGATGGCTTTCATCGAAACAGTGATGTCAGCAATTTTCTCATAAATCTGCCGCTCTGCATCGGGCAGGGGCTTGTAGGAATACACGAGATAGCCGTTCTGCTTGTCGGGCTTGAAGTAGGCATTCCGATACTGCCCGATGAATCTGCCGAGCCGCTGTCCCATATCCAGCAGACGAAATTCCGCCCATAAATCCATCAAACCATTACTGGCAGGAGTGCCTGTCAAACCGACGATTCTTTTCACCTTTGGTCGAACTTTCATCAATGCTTTGAAGCGTTTGCTCTGATGGCTCTTGAAACTGGAAAGTTCATCAATCACCACCATGTCATAATCGAACTTCGTGTTGTTGACGAGCCAGTCAATGTTCTCTCGGTTGATGATGTAGAGGTCGGCAGGTTTTTTCAGGGCAGCAAGGCGTTCCTCGACCGTACCGACAACAACGCTGTATTGCAGCGGTTTCAAATGCTCCCATTTTTCAATTTCAGCAGACCATGTATCACGGGCAACTCGCAGCGGTGCAATAATCAGAACCTTTCTGACCGCAAACAAATTAAACATCAAATTGTGGATTGCAGTCAGTGTTGTAATCGTCTTACCAAGTCCCATATCCAGAAAGAGTGCTGCGATTGGATGTTCTTCGATAAAGCGAACAGCATATTTTTGATAGTCATGGAGTTTCATTTTTCACCTCCCAGATGATTTTGTCGATGTCCTCACAAGCATCCAAGACATAAACCAGAAAACCTAATCGCCTCAGAAGTTTATGCCGGGAAAGTTGAAGCGGTCTGGGTTTCTCTCCGGGTGCTTTCACTTCCACAAAAGCAATTCTACCGCCGGGCATCAATACGATGCGGTCTGGAACGCCTGCCGTTCCGGGAGACGTGAATTTCCAGCACACACCACCATTTTGCTTTACTGCCTTTGTGAGTTTTTCTTCAATTATTTTTTCTCGCATGGGAGTACATACACACTTTCACCGTTTGACACTGATTTTGCTATCTCATCAATGATTTTGGATGTCTGGTTAAAAAAGCCTAATCCAATTTTTCTGCCCTCTGTAACAAGCATGATGAGATCAGGCTCATTACTGTCCTGCATAATGACATCAAATTTTTCAAGATTAATCAAGGTGTTATTTTTCTTAATCCACATAATTTGTCCCTCCTAATTTTGGGGTTGGTGACAGTCTACGACAGTCGATTGCAAACCTTATATATAGAGAAAAAATTATACTTTTTTCTCGCCTGCGTAAAGTCTGTATATGACTGTCGTAGACTGTCACTTTCCCTATATTGCGTGTTTTTTAGCTTTTTTGGTGACAGTCAATCAAGAATATCGTTCTTCAATTGAAGCCCCATGATGTATCTAGCACTGTGAGTTCTTGTCTTTTTGAAGCCTGCTTGTTCCAGAGCCGCATAAAAATCAGAAGTACTTCTTGTGTATTCTCCGTTTTCATTGCAGTATTCTCTGTATCGGTTATAGAGGTCACCTGACTTTGCCTGATAGCTTTTATCTGCCTCACAACACTCATTGATGAAATTGCCAAGCCAGTCATTGCCATCCCGATAGGCTCCAATTGCATCTAAAACACACTGCGGTCGGTTAATCTGATAGTTTGCCGCAATGACCTTTCTTGCACCTTCAATCAGCCAGGAAAGCACCGCACCGCCAGCGTGATCGACCAAGTGCTGTGTGTAGTTTTTGATGTCCTTAGAGCCTTGAATTTTTGCGTGAAACGGAATGACAATCAATCTTCTCCACGTTCCATCATCCGATGCACCAACCTTTGGAAGATGATTGGTATACAGCACCAAAGTGTGAGAGGGTTCAAAGTGGAACGGTGCTTTGAATTTCTTTTCGGCAAAGATCGGGTCGGTGGAACAAAGCTGCTTGACGACACTGGTATTCAGCCGCATCCCTTCCTGCAATTCTGCCGCAATAATCATTCTTTTGCCCTTAAGTTCCGCCATTTCCGGCTTGACATTACGCTTGCAATTGACGGTCAGTGCATCTGCTGAAATGTTGCCACTGTAACTGCCGAGAACCTTGTAAATGACATTCCAGAACGTACTCTTGCCGTTACGTCCGTCACCGTAGGCAATAATCATCGCCTCCAAATACACCTTGCCCACAATACAAAGTCCGCAAATCATCTGCACATAATCAATCAAACTCTGGTCGCCGCAGAAGAACAGCTGTAAGGCATTCTCCCACAAATCCTTACCAGCATCACTTGGAACAACCGCCGTCACTTTCGTTAAGAGGTCGGCAGGATCTGTAGGCTTCCAGCCATTCAATCCTTCGGGCAGATAGTAAGTTCCACCCGGAGTATTTAAGAGCATTGGATTGCTGTCGAGGGCTTCGGGATTGTGGAGAACCAGCGGCTTTGCAGCATCCAGTGCATTGGTCATACTGCGAACATGACGATATTTCATGACAAATGCCTTGAAAGCGGCATAGTACTGATACTCCTTGTATGCGGCGGTCTGTTCTTCGTCCAGACTGTCCTGAAACTTTTTGCCGCCGTTGATTGCTGCATCTCTTGCAACACCAAGGCTTTCCAGTTTCAAAAGTGACGCTTCCACCTGCTTTTCCGCCCCTGCCAGCTGTACGTCCGTATGTTCGATCATGGCAAGGGTGACGGCGTGTTCTGACTCCTCCCAGTAGGTTCCGTTGTAGCGAAGATAATCGGTCGCAATAGTAAACGCCACCTCATCTGAAAAGCCTTCTACAAATGTGCGAGCCTCTCCAACGTCCGAAA